TATGACATTGGCGATCATCTGCATACGAATACGGCAGGAAGAACAATAAACGCTGCTTCGCTTCGAACGGCTTTAGTTTCCGTTGGTATGCTATAAAGGTAGGCAAAGATGACCAAGACAACCGACCTCGATCAACTAAACTCCGTTAATGATGCCGATCTCCTTCTAGTGGTCGACGTTTCGGACACTTCGATGTCGCCAAACGGGACAAGCAAGAAGCTAACGGTCGGCGAGCTACTTGAGGGTGTATCCGCTTCTTGGTCGGACTTATCGCAAAGTGAATCAATTGCATTCGGTTCAAGCATTCTTGAGTTCGACGGGCGATTTCAGATTTCGAACGGTTTAACATTTGTTAAGCCGACTGGCGGCGATGTTGCTGGACCGTCCTCTTACACAACGCCACAAAAAGAAACATTTAAGCAGGGTTGGCAGATGGTTTTTGCCAGCGGAGGAACCGGCGAACCTTCTAATGGGTCCATCTATCCCGACAACATTATGAAGTGGGGATGGAACTGTAATGGTGAAGTGCACAATGAGCCTAGATTCAACTTTACCCTAGAGTCAGCATTTCGAAATGAGATTGGCGGAGTCGATTGTTTTGAATTCAATATTGACGTTTTAACGCAAGATGCAACGTCATATCGCTGCTTCGGGCTCGGAATGCCAAGAGCGACTTTCAACAGAACGAATAAGGACGCACTTCAGGCATTTTTTGCCGTCAATTATTTATCACTTGGTTCGGCTGGAAGTACTCCTGTTTCCGACGCTGCGTTTTTGTTTGACATGCGAGATTCGACCTCGCAACCACTCGGGAAGTTTTTGTCGGTCGGCGCTGGAGGAGACACGACAGCTCACATTCGATTGCAGTCAGCGAACACTCCTTGCATAAAGCAAAACAACGGTGGCGGATTTACCAACCTTCCTTATGTATCGACTTTTGAGACGAACGTCGCAATTCGTTCCGATGTGTCGTTTTCGGTTCAGTACGACGCAAACGTACAGTGTGGTCTCGCAGTCGATAGCAACAGTGCTGGCATGGTTCTGAAGAGTGCTATAGCCAGATCGATCTATTACATGGTTGGCGCTACAACGTACTGTCAGGCCGACGACATTAACTTTAGAGATTACACTGATTCGACTTCATGGCTTCAATACAGTCGCGGAAACTTTATCAAGATTGGCAGGGCTGGCGGCTATCCACTTGAACTTGTTGGTGGATTGGTTAAGCCAAACCTACCAACGTCGAATCCTGGTGCCGGTTTCCTTTGGAATGACGGTGGCACCGTGAAAGTGGGGACATAATGCAACACGATCCAGATCCTAGCGTGGTTATGTATACAGACAATCCGCATGCTTTTGCTTTATCGGACGAAGAGAAAGGACTCCTTATTCAGTGTATCGATTTGGCGATAAAGCAGTCGAAGAACTCGATTGAATCGGCTTCGATGCTTTTGCCGATTGCAGAAAAACTGCGGAAGAAACCGGGTTAAACGCCCTGACTTGGACTGACGATTGATTGGTGATTCGTAACAAGCAATTTAGGATCGAAAAGTAACATGGCAGCAACAGCAATCACAACAACGGCTCAGGACATCACCGGCGACTTCGACATTCAGGTTAGAGGCAACCCGTCGGCTGACCTCAACAAGAAAGTCGCCTTGATGAAGTCTCTAGGATCGGGAACCGCGAACCATACAACGTGTCGAGTGTTTCCAGGTCAAGAGCATTGCTTCGTCAAGAACACTGGAACGAACAGTTTTAAGCTGCTTGAAGCCGTAACGGGCGTAACGGTGGAATTCAACCAATAGCATCATGGCAGTACCGGGCGACTACACCGAACAAGAGATCGCTTTCGCGATCATCGATTGCGGCGGATACGTTTCCGCGATCGCCAAAACGCTCGGCTGCAAAATCGAGTCGATTCGCAATGCGATCAATTCCAATCCCGAACTGAAAGAACTGGTCTACGAGCAACGTGAAGAACTGCTCGACAACGCAGAGCGAGGGCTTGTCAAAGCGGTGAACGCGGGCAAGCTCGAAGCGATCAAATTTGTGTTGTCGCGACTCGGAAGGAATCGAGGCTATGGGCAAAAACTCGAAGTGGAAAACACCGGCGAGACTTCTTCTCGCATTGTTGTGTATCTGCCCGACGATGGACGCGAAAGCAAACCAGATGACGACGGAAGTACGACCACAACCGGGACCGCAGGATGTAGCCCTGCGTAGCAAGGCGGACATCCTTATCTTCGGCGGTCAGGCCGGTGGCGGTAAGACCTGGCTATTGTGCGCGGAACCACTTCGAAGGGTTCACAATCCCGGCTTTCGTGCGGTTATCTTTCGTCGAACCTATCCACAGATTATGGGCGGCGGTGGCTTGTGGGAGGAAGCCAACGGGCTCTACCGTCCCTTCGGTGCGAAGATGCGCGAGGGATCCGACCTCGACGCGACGTTTAAGAACGGAGCGAACATTCGCTTTCGACAATTGCAGTACGAGAACACCAAATATGAGTATCAAGGGCACCAGTACGCCAACATAAGTTTCGATGAATTAACACATTTTACCGAGTCGCAATTCTTTTATTTGTTATCGCGAAATCGATCGACTTGCGGGATTAAGCCTTACATTCGAGCGACATGCAACCCCGACGCGGGTTCATGGGTCGCTCAGTTCATTGCTTGGTGGATTGGTGAGGACGGCTATCCAGTCGCATCGCGAACGGGAGTTCTTCGCTACTTCGTTCGACGTGAAGACGACACACTCCATTGGGCCGATAGTCGGGAGGAGCTTCAAGCGGAGTACCCGCACATTCCCGGCGAGCAGATTCTATCAGTGACGTTTGTGCCCGCGACGCTCGACGACAACAAGATCCTTATGGAGAAGGATCCCGGGTACAAAGCAAAACTAATGAGCATGCCACGCATTGAGCGCATGCGGTTGCTTGGAGGAAACTGGCGAGTATCCGAGGGAGCGATCATCGACACAGAATGGCTAAGTCGAAGATTCTCGATCGAAGATCACAACTACTCCATTCTCTATCAGGGAAATGTTTATAAAATACCTTTTGCCAAGTGCCGACGATTGGCAACAGTCGACACCGCAGGAACCTCAAAGGAGAAAGCCGCAGCAGCAAAGCAAGGAAAGACTCCAAGCAACTCAGCATGCTTGGTGTTCGACCATTTGCCAAGCTACACGTTCTCCTACGAGGGACGGCAAGAGACTCTGAAGAATCTTTTGTTTCTTCGCTATTGTTACGCGAGCCAAGTAGATTGGCCGAAGCTCAAGGTAGACATACCGGAGGTTTTGAAGACATGGAACGTCAATCGGGCGTATATTGAAAACGCCCATCACGGTCAACCTCTCGCACACGAAATCAAGTCGTGTCCCAAAGAGCTTGTTGGGCCGGTAATCCCAGGAATGGGAGACACTTCGTCGGGAGCGAAGTTAGAACGCGCGGTTGCTAGTGGGATGCTCAGTCGAATCGAATTTGGGCAACTGTTTCTACCACACTCCGAAGAACCCTGGATCCCTGGTTACGTTCGCGAATTGACGACTTGGACGGGACTACCCGATCAGCCAGCCGATCGCATCGACGTCACCAGCTACGCTTGCTACGTCACAAAAGCGGGCGGTCAATCTTGGGGAGGGCTAGTAACTTGAGTCGAAAGAAGGGCAAGCCGATGACCAATCCCGCTCCATCCGAACCGATCATTCCAGAGCGACCACCGCAACTCGGAGGCAGCATGCCTGAACCACCGAAGATTCACTTCGTGACTCACCGCGAAGATCCGCGACTCAGCATGGCAGCCGCAGGGCGATTAGTCGGCTATCACGGCTGGACGATTTCTCGACTTTGTGAAGACGGGGCTATGCAATTCGAACGTGATGAGCGAGGACTGAAAAGGGTTCGCAAGTCCGAGATAGTTCGCTTCTTTAGGCTAACAGCACACGCTCGCAAGTCGAACTATTTTTGGGTCCAAGAATCCGAATTACCTGACGACTACGAATATCGCGATGGAGAGTATCCAGCGATCCGCGTGATTGATTCAATCCAACACTTCCCCGTTCCAATGGGTTCCAACTATGAGCAAACTTAGATTCATTGGCATCGCACAAGCAGTATCGCAAGTCGACGAAATTACGCTCGGCGGTACCTGGTCGGCTGGCGAGACAGCTACGATCACTTGCAACGGCAAGTTCCTAAAGTACGTCGTCCAAACGAGCGACACTCCCGCTTTAGTCGCAGCCGGTCTGCAAGCTCTCGCTGACGCTTCAACCGAAGCAGAATTCGAAGAGATCGACTTTACGGTTGTTTCCGCAGTCATCACCGCGACAGGAACCGCAGGGATTCCTTTCACGCTCACAGTTAGCGAGGCTTCCGCGAGCGGGACAATCGGGACATCGACGACGGTGAACCCGACCGGACCATATCACTGGGATAATGCGGTGAATTGGTCTACCGCAGCCGTTCCAGTGAACAGCGATGAGGTTTATGTCGAAGCTCCGGTAGAGATCCGCTACGGCTTTCCTACGGGCTTGACGCTTGCCAAGTTCGTTCAATCGCAAGGCTTCGTAGGTTTGCCTGACGAAAACGAATCGGGCTACAACGAGTATCGATCGACCTACCTAACGATCAGTTCGGCATCGGTCACAATCCTCGGTGGATCCAGAACGCGAATCAGTACCGAGTCCGCAAATTCAACTATCGTCGTCCATCGGGGAACGGTCGATCTAAAAGTCAATCACTCGAGCGCACAGGTTCACGCACTCGGCGGAACCGTCAATCTGTTGCCGTCGGAAGCCGATACAGGACAAGCCTCGATCGCTCGATGCAACGAAGGAGCACGACTCACAATCGGGGCCGGTGCAACGGTCGCCACAGTTCTCGCAGCCGGACAGGTTACGATCCGCGGTGCGATTACAACTCTGACCGTCGAAAACGAAACGTGTCGTCTCGAAGATGGGACGCTTACGACTCTCAACTTGAACTCGGGTCAGTTCAGTCTCGAAACATCCTCGACGATTACCACGGTGAACCAGGCCGGTGGCTTGTTTGAAGCTCGCAATGATGTTCGAGCCAAGACGATCACCAACTACAACATGAACGGGGGCCAATTGAGCAACCCGTATCGAGTTATCACGTTTGCCAATGGTGTCATTCCTTCGGTCGACATTCTTCAAGCGAGTTAGCGATGGGCAACGATAACGTCGAGCCAAAAGCGATGAAAGAGACATTCTTGGTTCGATGCTTGGGGCCTTGTGCTGGAATGTTCAAAAGCCCCGACAAAGCAAGAGTTCGCATCTGTCCTTCATGCAAGAAGCTAATCGCTGGATCCGTCAGTGCTCGGTCTAAGTTCTATGAGAGTCGTGGTGGAAGGGATGTTAGGTCGGAGTATTGAATCGACTATTTTCCTTCGATCAAACACTCATTTCGCACAGAACGCACATAACGAGCAAATCTATCTTAAAGTCGCTTTACCCATAGCGACTCGACGGCAAAACTTCGGGCATGGAAGGTGAATTTGCCAAGACGATGCTTGCTGTTGGTGTCTATCACTCGCCCGATGGCGTTGTTGAAGTCACACCAGAACGGCTCAAGCATTGGGAGCGGCAGGTCAACGCAATCCAGAGCGTCGGCTACGCGATCCCGTCGCACTTCGATCACTCAAATGACGAGGAGCTACTGGAGCCAATCAAGCTATCGGAACTCCAAGAACGCAAGAGCAGGTCAGCCCGAAACACGGTTGGCAAGCTCAAGAGCTTCAAGGTTAATCCCGACGGGCGATCGGCAGAAATCGTACTCCACACTCTGGAACCAGACGCGACGAAGTTGGTCTCGACGAACTCGATCTATGTCTCGCCAGTTGTCCATCCACGATGGAAGGACGGGGCCGGGAACTTTTACGAGGACGCGCTAACCTCCTTCGACCTGGTTGACTGGCCTGTTGATCACAGTCAAAGCAGCTTCACACCTTTGGTTCGCATGGGGCAGCGAGTTTGCCCCGCAATTCGCATGGGTGCAAGCAAGCCCTATTTTCTGGAGCGTAAAGGTATGTCGGCAACCAAAGCAACGCGGAATCGGTCTCACGCTGCTCGTCGAGCACGATTCAAAGCAGCTTTGGCGGTTGGTATTCAGAAAATGGGCTCGGACTACAAGCCCGACGACGATGAAGAATCCAAGCCAAGCGAAACGGATCCAGGGGCGACCGATACTACCAACGCCACCGACACACCAAGCGACGACGCGTCGCCAACTGAAACCATCGGGGCCGAAAGCGAACAAGCTCCCGATCTACTCGATAGTGTGCTCAATCTGCTCGGTGAGTACGGGGTAACGCTTCCCGACGACACGACCGACGCCAATCTCATTTCCCACTTGCGAGTCGCCCTGACCGCATTGCTGAGCGCCCAAGGTGCAGACGACGACGAAGCAGACGATCAAACCGACATGGAGGCTACCGACGCGATGCCGCAGCCGGTAACACCAACCATTGCAACGATGAGCGTTCAGCAACGCAAGGCACTCGATCGCGCAGAAGTAGCCGAACGAGCTTTGCGAGAGCAACAAAAGGCGAACACGACCAATCGACTCGCTGCGATTCTCAAGTCGGGGCGATGCACTCCACACGAACACGATTCAATGCTGCGAACTCTCGGGACTGTGCGAATGAGCATGACCGACGATGGCAGCTTCAAGCCAAACAGAGTCGATCACTTCATTGAAGATCGCGAGACCGTTCCCGAAGGGGCTTATTGGTCGAGTCAACAAAAGACTGAAGCGATCAAGCAAAAGCTCTCTGTAGTTGAACCACCCGACTCGATCACCTCCGGGGGAGGTCGAAGTCATTCCGAATTTGCCGAAGCTGTGCGGGCTCTCGGCGGTGACCCCGACAAGTAGTTTTAGGACCAATTGACCATGCTCAACCAACAACTCGGCCTACCAGGCGTACGCGCCGCGGTCACCACAACGACTCGCGAGATCTTTTGGGGTGGCGACGCTTCCCGACAAAAGATCATGCGGGGGCAAGCTCAGTACAGCAACACGCTGCGCGACGCTGGCTCATCGCCCACAACCGTTATTCGGCCTGGCTTGCTGGTCGGTAAGCTGACCGCCGATAGCAAGTACGCTCACTGGGATCCAACCGCAACCGACGGAACGCAGTATTTCGGCGGCGTAAACGAGCATGAGCTTGTTATGGTCGAAGGATACGCAGCCGACGCAGCCGAACGATTCGGACCTGTTGTTCTGCAAGCTCCTTTGCGAGCCGCAGCTTTGCTAGTTCTTGGAACCGCTCTCACAAGTAGTGCTCATCAATACCTTGCTCGAAGAGTGCTCGCGATGGCAGGGTGTATGCTCGATGACGACCCAATGGGTTATCTCGCAGGCGTGACCCCGCGAACCATCCTCAAGACCGCAACCGGCGATATTACCGCAGCGGAAAACGGAGCGACTTTTGTTTGTGCTGGTTCGGGTGCTGTGACGCTGACGCTTCCAGCTTTGGCGACTGGTTTGTCCTACAAGTTCCTGAACACCGTAGCACAAAACTTGATCATTGCTTCGAACGGGTCAAGCGATAACATCGTCACGATCAACGATCTATCGGCTGACTCGATCACGTTTAGCACAGGTAGCTCTCAAATCGGTGCCCAGTGCGACATCTACAGCGATTACGTCAACGGCACACTCAAGTGGATCAGTACCGTCCAACTCGGAACGGCAACGATCGCTTAGTTCGAAATCCCAATTGAAGCCACCTAGTTCGGAGCAATCCGGCTAGGTGGCAGAAACCACGTTCATTTTCAGTTTGTAACAGGATGTTTCGCGATGGCAGCACTACAAAGCCTTCTTTCGCCCCAAGTGTTGACGAAGGTCATTTCGCAGAAGGCGAAAACGTCCGATTGGCTCATCAACTTGATGGGTCTAGGTCCAGGTGGCAAGAACGAAGTGTACGAAGGTCACGGACGCCAAGGTGCGTTCAATATCTTCGATCACACTCGAAAGGTAGCCCTCGGTCGAGCACCTGGTACCGCAGCCGGTCGATCGGCTGGAAACCCAATGGGTCAAATCCTCTTCACTTACCCTCGTATGCACGACTCGCTCAGCCTACCGGCTGAAATTTTGCATAACCTGAGCAAGATCAGCGATCCAGCCGTCCGAGACAAGTCTGGTGCTGACATGATCGCACGTCAAACCGATTACCTCGGTGAGAAGTCGGCCAACTGGCGGAAAGCAATGCTGATCGGCATGCTTCGCGATTCGCTGTACTACACCGTCGATGGCGATGACGTCAAGTTCTCGTACAGCAGCGGTATCAGAATCAACTTCCAGATGCCAGCCGGAAACCAAACGAAGCTCGACATGCTCGGTGAAGGCGACATCATCGGTACATCGTGGTCGAACGCGGATTGCGATATTCCTGATCAGCTTGGGAAGATCAATCGAGCGTTTCAGATCCTTTGCGGTGGTCGATTGGCAGGGGCCTTGATCACTCATCAGATCTTTAACTACATCCGACGAAACAACGTGGTCCAAGAGGAACACGGCACCTCGATGCCTCCGTACCTCCGCTACGAAGTGCTCGACGTGGAAGTCTCACCTGGCAAGACAATGAAGAACGTCTTGGTAGTCGAGCTTCGATCATTCCCTGGTTGCACGTTCTACGTCACCGATGAAGTTATCGATCTTGGGTACGACTCAACCGAGTCGCTACAGCCGATTGTTCCAGCGAACAAAGGGATCTTCTTTGGCTTTGAGCCTGGCGACCCTGTAGTCCAGTGCTACCAAGGTTCGGAACCGATCGCTGAATACGACGGAGCCCCTGAGAACGAAAAGATCGGGTTTGCGGCCTGGTCGGTAAAACGATCGAACCCGACGGCAACCGAACTCTACACCCTCGATAACGCTTTGATCGTCAACCATATTCCGAAGGCTCTCGCAGTCGGCACCCTCGTCTACTAAGTGAGTTGTTCCCGCCCTAGCAGGAACTCGAAAGCCTCCGCGAATTGCCCATCGCGTGAGGCTTTTTTTGTGAAGGGATAACCAGATGACCTATCCAACCGTACTCCCGACACCAATCGGGGATGAAGCCGCACTAACGCGGTACATGAGCGCGTACGGAATTAGATCATGGTCCAATCACACCGAGACCGACGACGAAGGGACTGTAGGCGAAGATCTTCCAGCCGATGAGGAAGAGAACGATCACGTTCTGTACGACTGCCAAGTCTACGCTGGATCCTTTATCGCTTCGAAGCTCTCGCGACGCTACGAGTATTCCCAACTCGATAACTCGCCCCTGATGATCGAAATTTGGTGCATCATCGTTTTGCGAACGCTCTGCTTTCGCCGGGCGAACCCTCCACCGGCCTCCCTTGAGTTTCGATACCAGGAACTCACGCAGAAGGACGGACTACTCGACCAAATTGCCGACGGGCGATTTCCGCTTACCGATGAGAACGGCAACCCGCTAAGGCCGAAGAATTCGAACGCACCTGGCTGGTCTAACCTTCACGTCGATCGGTTCTATCCCGAATCCAAAGTGCGCGTTGTGTCCGGCTGCTCGGACATGAGCACGTCCCGTTTGCCACGTCGAGTCGATCGATTTCCTGAGAGCTTCCAGTAATGTCAACCGTCGCATTCCAAGGCAGCAAGCACGAAGCAGCACGAATCATTCGTGCATTGCTCGGTTCGTTGTCTGGACATTCTCGCAGTGAAGCTGCTCGGGGAGTGTTCCTTGCGATGGGGATGACGCTCTTATCGGACATCCATAGCGACTTCATCACCAAGGCTCGCGGCGGAACCGGGGCAGATGGTTCGAAGTGGCAGCGGCTATCACCGAAAACATTGGCTTACAGCCGCAGGTTTGGGCCGGGTGAACAATCGACGCTCAAAAAGGCCGCAGGACTCGGAAGAGGAAACCGATTCGCTCCAGGGGGCAATAGTGGCCTATTGTCCGCAGCCGAACTAAAGGAATGGCGAAAGATCTACGGTAGCCGGTTGGCTCGATTCGCAGCGAGCATGCCTCTATCCGCGGCCAAAGCCAAAGCAGCTTCGATCGCTTGGGCGGTTATGAAGCAACGCGGAGCAAAGACAAAGCTCGAAGTGTACGGCAATCGAGAACACGAAGTCCTTCGAGATACCGGGATCCTGGCGAATAGCCTTTCGGTTGGTGCGATCACCGGGGACACCTACTCACGACCAAACCTCGATGGTGGCGAGCAACAAATCTTCTCCTTGCTTGAGAATGGCGTTGTTGTTGGAACGAACGTCAAGTACGCGAGAGCCCATCACGAAGGAATGAACGGTCTACCAAGACGACCAATCATGCCGGATGAAAGCTCGTTCCCAATGCAGTGGGCAGAGAACATCCTGAACGCTGGCATGCGAGCCCTATCGACGGCGATCGAGCTTTCGATCGCTCGGGGAGGCGTCGCATAATGTTCATCGCGGAAATCTGCTTGCTCCAAGCGATTCGAAACAAGCTCGTTACTGACCTGGCGTTGAATGACAAGCAATGCGGTCACGAAATGGAAGGACAATTGCCTGATGCGATTGCCCCGAAGCTCTACATTGCCGTTAGCCCGGCTGGTATGTCGATGGGTCCGCGTCACAGATCAAGCGGTGGTGTGATCGATCTTGTCTTTTCGGTCAAGGTCACGGTTTACAACCGAGTCACCGAAGTTGCTCGCGATCGACGCGAATCGGTCTTTATGCAATTGCTTGCTGGAATGGCTCCAGTGCTCGAACGAGTCATATCGAGCCTAGACAACAACTATCCGGTTCTCGATGCGGCATCGGCGATTTTGACCGACACAATCGCAGATATTACCGGCGATGTCCCTGCGTATCTCAGTTCGAACTTGATTGGTGAGTGGCCTGAGCCGTTTCGCACGTTCAATCCTGAGTTGTCTCCGCGAATGATTTACCGAGATCCATACGACGCGGCACAAATGGCCGGACCGCCAGCGGATCCAATCGTAGCTCTCGCGAGATCCGTCACGTTCTCCGGCGCACGTTACATGCGAGCAAGAACCAACTGGACTCCAACAACTGGGCTCCTTACTGAAGACGTTAATAGCATCCAGATCGAATCTGGTTTGGTATGGGAAGCAGAATAGGGCAAACAATGAGCAGCGTAATCATGCCAGATGATCGGAGCGTCAAGAATCCCGCGAGGGGCTTTTGTCGCAATCCGAAATGTCGCGAGATACCTGGCGAGAACTTTGAGTTCCCGATCGAGCACGCGCACGTTTCGTGTCCCAAGTGCGGGGCGAACGCTCCGCCATTGGTAGGCGTCCTTGTTCTCACTCACATGCTTATCCCGGTTCGTGGCGGTCCAATCCGAGGTAAGGGTGGAGTGTCTTACGCACTCGCATGCGACGACAAGCGAGCGTACCTGGCGACCTACACGAATCTCGAAGCCGCAAGCGGCGATATCGAAGCAATCAACTGTCCACAATGCCTTGAGAACTGTCGAAAACTTGGCATCAAACGAAGAATTTGGGAGCCGCTAAGGAGCTAACACACTATGGGAAATTTCATCGCCGGTGGATACACGATTGCCTACAACAGCAAGGCCTTGGGCCAAACGGCTGACGGTATTCGTATGTCTTACGAAGTATTCAAGAAAGTCATCACCGGCCACTTGGGAGCCGATACGGTGCAAGACGCGATCTATCGCGGTCAGAATCGAACGAGTTCCTTTCGCATGATCGAAGCGGACTCGGCTGGAATTCTCGATCTTCTGTACGCCTACACCGATACCGTCGGAGACGAATGGGAACTCGGAATCATCGGATTGATGGATGTTCGCGGACAGGGAAGTGGTAGCCCAACCGCTCGGGCTCGATCGATGGTCCTCACCGCGATCGCCGGGACAAGTGCATACAACGACGCGGCGGCGACGATCACGCTTCCGTACACAGCATTGCATCACAACTACCCGGTTGAAACATTACTGGCTCCAGACCTGAAGGAAGTTCCGGTTCGGTTGATGCACTACCCAAATATGGCAGCAGTAGGAGGGCCGGTCTTTGGTTCAAGCACTTAGCAACTGGTTTCGATCAAAACCAGCACAGCCCAAATCGATCGAGATTGTCACGAAGCGACCAACGCTCAGGATAACCATGCCTGACGGTACCGAAGTCGATTGGCAATACGACGTCGTTCCACTCAAGCTCAAGATCCAATCGATCCAAGAGCAATCGGGGCGCTCTGCACCTGGCGAGCAAGAGCTTGCAGACTTCTGCGAGTTTCTAAAGCTCGCGGGGATGCCCGCTTGTAACCTCGATGTCGCATTGCGCGTTTGGTCGCTGGTGATTGTCCAATTCCAACAGATTGCCCTTTCGATAGCGAGTCAAGTGGACGATCTATGTCAGTCGAGCTAAAGGTAGTATTAGTCGGTGAAGATCAAGAACAACAATCGGCGTTCAACAACCCATCGCCGGTTCCGTCTACTGGTCCGTCTATTCCTCCAGTTCAGCCAGCGACTCTACCTAGTCCTCCACCTGTCCAAACATCTGCGAATCGCGTCACTGGTGGAAGCCAGCAAGAACCACCGCAACCCCAGATTCAATCGACCGAACCATCCAGCCAATCTGCTCTCAGCCCACCGCCAATTCCGGCCTGGCACGTTCAAGCGCCACCAGTCCAATGGCAGGAACAAAGGCTAATCGATTCCATAGAGGAACTGATTGAGTCGATCGACGCATTGACAGGCATCAGTACGCAACAGCGAAACCCTCGCAGCCAGCCAGCAACACAACCAGGTCAACCGACTCAGGCATCGACCGGCAATTTCTTTGAACGCTTCGCCAGAACGATCGATCGCAAGATTGACGATCTTGGACTTGCTCATACGTCGGTCGGGAACATGGTTTCCAACCTAACGAATATGGTCGCAGGTGCGGGATCGCGGGTTACCAAAGCCGCTTCATCATTTGTCGAGCCAGTCGTAAGCAAAGCCGCTTCACTCGCTGGAAGGACCGCAGCTACAGCCGGTACCGCCGAAGTCGCCGGTGGAGCCGCAGCCGCAAGCGGAGCGACAACAGGAGTAGCAACCGCAGCCGGGGCAGCAGCATTACCTTTAGTCGCAATGGCCGCAGTAGCAGCCGCTTCGGCATTGTCTCTCAAGATGTTCATGGATGCCGTCGAACGAGCAGCCGGGGAACTTGAAGATCTATCCCCGCAGATCGCAGGCGTGAGGGCGCAGCACGAAGTAACGATGGAACTCGCGAGACTCGATCGAGCAAAGCGAATCGGGGGCGATGTTGCGAACCTCGATCATGCTCGGCACCGGATAACCGAGTCGATGTACGAAGTGCAAACCAAGATCTACGAGCTTGTGCTGAAAGGATCGCCAATCCTTGAAAGGGTGCTCGATGCACTTAACGTGCTAATTCGCACAGTGGATGTGGGCGTCGCCACAACAAATAGTGCGATCGCGACACTTACTCCAGATCCAACGGACGATCAGCCAGCCGCGAAAGCCCTTGCCGAAGCGTCGATCGAGTTAGCAAACGTCATCGTCGAGTTTAGGAACGATCAGCACCATCACGCCAATCATGGTCGCGATCCGATATTCGATGAGCTTCTTGGCATTGGTCAAGCGAACAAGCCAAAAGCACCCCGCAAGGGCAATGGACTAGGGGGTGGGCTGTGAGCGATCTAGTTACCTACAACGGTTACGAGTTCAACGAGTATTCGCATATCACCGTCAACGGCACGATGCAGTCGGACGATGCTGGAAGAACAACCCTCTACACTCGCTATCACATTCGCGTCGAGACAACGATCTACGCGGAGGATGGAGACACACTAGGGAAAGCTGGTGAGCACTTCGAGCGAATTCGCGATCGACTCAGCAAGCAAGGGCAGCATTTACAGATCCATCACGAAGGATTTGGAGTCGATTTCGATATCAACAGAATCGGTGGAGGTGGCAAGCGAGATCTTGCCTTTGGACCTAAGCCAAGCGTGATCAATTGGGATCCAGTCGGAGAGATCAACGCCGTCGAAGTTGTTTGGGAGTGCGAAGTCTGCATCGCATCCTGCGATCGATGGACCGGGTTAATGTCGCTCAACTATGGAGTGACATACCGAATCGACAAAGCAGGCTACACCACTCGAACCGTTTCGGGTCACCTTGAGATCGCAATGTCGCGAATCGGAAGGAATCTTCCCGATACAGCCGATGCGTACCGCGACAAAGTCGTTATTGGTCATCTGCCAAACTTCGAACGCGAAACAACCTGGTCTCTATCGCTCGATAAACGTCGGGCTGACTTCTCGATAGTCGATGCACAGATCCGAAGCCCAAACGAGTATCCAGCGGGCGTAATCGCAATTCGCGGGAACCACGGAGCGAACTGGTCGAGACGACAAGCCGCAACCATCCCACAAACAATTCGAGCGTCGATCGAGCTTGCGATGGGTCAACCGCGATCGAGAGCAATCGAGATCTTCAACGCAATCCTTCAAAGTCGCCTCAATTACGCTTCAGAAGGAACGGTATTCCTCGACAACTTCTACATTGACGAAGAACTATTTGGGAACACGTTCAATATCTCGGTTGGTTATCGATTCTTCATGGAACCTGACGATTCTGCTCTCACAGCATTGTCGAGCATGTTTTCATCGACCGGAATTGGCGAAGCATTAGGGATTGGCACCTGGCCGGAATGGAAAGTCTCCGTAGCAGCATTGCAATCGCATCGTGGTCAAGCGGCACTTAGGCACGACTACACTCACGATCAGATCATTGATATGTGCTCGGACGTGATTCTCGAATCAACGTCGCAAAGTGCTCGGCTACCGATTACACCACCGAAGCGACTTCCAAAGCTCTACAACAAAAAGCCCGCTCCAAGAAAGAGCTATCTCAAGTACGAGACAACGCTAGAGACCGATGAATCGATACCGACAACGATTCAAGTCACAGTGTCGCCCGACGATCTAAAGATGAACGGAAATGAGTTCAATCCAAACAATCCCGATGCAACTCTCGGCCTGAAGGACACGGCATCGCAGGTCGAAAGATTCGTTGAAACGCAAGCGGGCCGGATTGAAGTCGTTTGGAAGGGATACGCGGAGCGAGTCGGGTACCCAATCCCACGTCCCGACAAACTGAAGATCGGCAACGTAACTATGAAGCGAATCGGCAAAGCTCGGTTCGTCCAGAAGTTTATGGGTAACTCATTAGGGCAACCCGTCTACGCGGCTGCATGGAATCAACGCTACGTCGTTTCGTCGCGACCGGAAAAGATGGACGGAATTGACGAATGGGAGGGCAAGTAGTGATTCTGCGAATCGACGGAAAACAAATTGACCTGAGTGTATTCGAAGCTCAAAAGGCAATGGAGCAATGCGAACGCTCGGTAGGCTTCAAGGGAACAACGCCAACGCCTGAACTCCTCCTAGCGGTTAGGGATTGGGCGGAAAGGCGACTTCGTGGCGGGTTTACACTAACTGCCGCTTGGTTGCTTTGGTGGTCAGTTTGCGAAGTATGCGATCGCTTGCGTAAGAAGTCGGAACGCATTGCTGAAGTTGGGCATTGGCTACACGTCGACGGTACCGGATTGAGCGACGAACGACTCTTTGGACTGGCGGCGAATCTTCCTCGGATCAAAGCACAGCATAAGTGCAACAGCGGGCAGTTCGATCCAACTGACTACCAAGGCGTCTATCACTTGATCTTGCTCGCCACCGGGGATGAAGAACAAGCACGACGCGCACAGGCTGACGCTGCCGAACGGTACGTCGAATCAAAGATGGGAGCATCTTAACGTGATCAGAAACAACAGAATGAACCGCAAGCAGCAGCAAAAAGCAGCGACGACCGTCAACAAGAATGGTCGGACGATCGCGACGACTCCAGCCGGTCGGCAAGCTGACGTATCGAAGCATCCCTACACCGGAACCTACAAGCCGATTCCGCATATCTGGTTTCAGCATCCCGTCGATCTACCACCTTTCGGATTCAACACGATTCGAGCGATGCTGATGGATGAAGGGATCCGCTTGAACTTCGAAACGAGAGCGGCACCGATCTACGGGCTTGAGTTTGGATGGGAGGAAAACGGAGTATGGCAAGAGGGTATCAAATGCCGCGATCCAGGTGTCGGAGAGTTTATCTATCGGCAATTGCAACGCATATGGAAAACGTACCTACCTGGCATCCTTCGTTCCCAGATTTGGGGCTGGAGCGCGGGTGAAGTATGTCTAAAGCTCTCGGAAGAAACGGGGCTAGTCGAAATCAACGACATGCTTCCACGTCACCCTATGGACTGCAAGCTGCTCAAGTCTGGTTGTGAGAAATATGGGATCCAGGTAACGCGACTTGATGGCGGTACGATCAATCTTCCGTTCCCTTACGCCTGGTTCAGTTCCTATGGGGCCGAAGATGGCGAGGACTACGGTATAAGTGCGGCCTATGGTGCCTACTCTCCTTGGGCCGATAAGTGGTTCGATGGTGGAGCGAAAGACGTTCGACGGTTGTTCATGCACAAGGATGCCTACGGGGGCGTCGACATTGCATATCCACCTGGCGAAACATTCTTAGATTCTCAAACCGCCCCGGTACCGAACCGAGATATTGCGAGACAGATCAGCGAGCAGATTCGAACTGGCGGATCGACTCAAAGACCGAATGAATACGATGAGAACGGGAACCCGAAGTGGGAGATTAGTCGAGCGACTGTTACGAGCAATCCATCGCACATTCTTGAATATCCCAAAGACCTCGATGCGGAAATCCGTCACGGGATGGGCATATGCGACGACGTGATCAACAGCGATGCAACTGGAGCTTGGGCCGGTAAGAAGATCCCACTTCAATCGTTCTACTCGACGCTTGATTGTTGGGTGACAACGCTACTTCGCGATCTATGTTCGCAAATTATCGATCATTTGCTCCTACTTAACTTCGGGCGAAAAGTCGAGTACGAGACCGCTTTCAAGCCACTTGCGAAGCAAGCTATGGAAGCTCAAGGTATGGGCGATGGAGGCGATCCGAACGGTACTCCTCAAGACATGCAAGGCGATCAACAGGGGCAACCACAAAACGGAGTACCAGGTGCCAACGATGAGCCACAGCAGCAGCCGCAACAGACTAAGCCGGTCGGCATGAGCCTGGCGGAAAAAGTTGGAACTGGGGAACTCGATGTTCGCGAACTGGTGGTTCGAGCCAAGGAATTGGCTTTGGTCCGCTTATCTGCCGCGACAAGTGACGATAGCGAAAAGGAGTACGAATACACTCCAGAGCGAATCGAAGCATTGGCGGAGATCCTATCCAGCATATTCGGCGACCATGCTGAAGAAGCTCTCGATAAGATTTTGCCAGCCGACAAGCCGATGAAGATGTCGAGTTGGAATCCCGCCGATCATCCAAGAGGGAAGGGTGGGCGATTCATTCCCAAGGGTACCGAGGAAGCGTACTCAGCCGCGAAAGAGAAAGTAGACGAAGCACACCGAAGTCGATCGCCTGAATCTATGGCTGCGTTAATGCAGCATATGAACACGCTGACAACGAAGCAGCTCCACACGCTGAAGAAGGACTACGGAACCAAGGGAAGCGCCAAGACGAAAGCCGCTTTGATCCAGAAGCTATCGGAGCGATTGATCAGCGGAAAACATCGAGTCGCCGATCGCGAAGATGGAACGCCCGTAGCTCCAGTTCGAGAGAACGTCTACACAGTACCGACAAACACGCTCCAAGTGGATCCAGCGAGGTTCCAATACAAGGTCAAGGGAATCGGCGAAAAGGGCGTCGGCGAAGAACTGAAGGGTACCAAGACATGGAATCCCGAACTCGGTGGCGTTCTTCTTGTTTGGCGGGATCCATCCGACGGCAAGGACTACGTTATCAACGGACACCATCGACATGAACTCGCAACGCGAGCGGGTGCCGATTCTTTGAACGTGAGATACATCGAAGCACCGACGGCAAAACATGCTCGATCGATTGGAGCACTCGCGAACATTGCAGAGGGCCGGGGAAGCTCGATCGACGCTGCGAAGTATCTTCGGGATAGCGGTCGCGATATGGAGCACTTGAAGAACGCGGGCGTTTCGATGTCCGGCAAGATCGCGAGCGATGCGGTCAACCTGGTCAAACTGAGCGACAAGTCATTCGCAGCCGTCGCACAAGGCAAGATGGACGAAGACAAGGCCGCAATGATCGGTAAGCACCTTGACGACCATGCTTTACAGGACAAGCTATTTAAGAAGATTTGGAACCGCGAGGATGACGGTAAGGACTGGTCAAACCGCGAAGTCGAAGCAGCAGCGAAGAAGATGGCTCGGGCCGGTAAGGTAACTGAGAGCGGTACCGATCTATTCGGCGATTGGGAATCGGAAGAATCAACATTCGATCAGGAGGTGGAGATTGAATCCTACATCACTAAAGAGCTTAGTCGAGAAGCGAACGATTATGCTGCGGTTAGCTCTACTCGGCGCGCTGAACGAGTTTCAGACGCGGGGAACGTCCTCAATATCGACGCGAACCTACAGAAACGAGATTCCGCAAGGGGAAGTCTATTCGACTTCGAGCGCGAAGCGGGTCTCAAAGGTCCGGTTTCCGAAGCGATCAAAGCGCAAGCCGCGAGGTTAGCCAAAGCCAAAACGCGAGCCGATCGCGAAAAGGTCAAGAAGTCTGCCCTGGATGATATTCGAACGGTACTCGAAGCGATGGCGGTACCGGCAGACAAGCCGGGAATCGTGATGGAGACTCGGTCGAACGAGGAAGCGAAACCCGGCGATCAGCTTGGCATGTTCGGAGACGTCGCAAACGATCCGTACACGAAGCCAAAGCTAAAGGTATCTGACGAAACGATCGGCAAGCAAAGTGCATTGTTCGATACTCGCGGAAATGCCGATCAGATGCAGATGTTCGATGACGGGGTTACTCCCGATGATCTTCTTATGAAAAAGCGATGGAACGATAACCAGTTCGCGATCGCAATGTCACTTACAAAGCAAACCAAGACATACAAGGGGCTACAGATGCCAGCAATCTGGACACTTACCGACGAAGAGGCAAAGCAAGTCGAAGAGGGAGCGAGAACGCTCATTCGAATGAATGACACCGATCAAGACGTCGTTATGATGTCGATCGGTCGATTGCAAGAGGAAAACAAGCTGCTTCGAATGTCGCTCGATAAAACCGGTCACGAACACAAGGCAAAGGGGCCTGGCGGTGGACAGTTCGTTTCGAAAGGTGGAGGGGGCGGTGGCGATACTGGAGCCACTTCAAAACCAAAACAATCAGAATCGCAAGGGAAACCGCAGAAATCGGATTCTCCTGAAGGGGCTCAGCCTTCGAGCAATGCAAGCTCGCCGACACCATCCGGTGAATCCAAGCCAGAGACGAAGGACGTACCAGGTACCGAGATCGATCAAGAGGAAATCACACCTCCACCTCCAGGCAAGGCTTTCCGAGTGGACGTCGAAAAGACGGGACCGGATGGAGTGTCGCTATCCGCTCGCGTCGGGATCCCTGGTCGTGATGTTGCTCCACCGCCACCGATTCCAAAGCTGCCAAACCTTACCAAGCACGAACGGCAAGCTGAATCCGACTTCATGCAAAAGTTTATGAGCGATCCAGATGGAACCGCACAGCAATACCGAGAGTTGATCGCAAAGACTTCGAAGCCTTATACGTTCGAGACCGATCAAGCGAAGATGCTATCGAAGGATTGGGTCGACGACGATCTCGATACGCAGATGAAGAAGCGGCAAATGAACAATAACGCTCTCCATCAAACGGCGAACGCTATCGTCAAGCGAGCTTTCCTACAGCACTTGAACACTTTGCAACCTGGCGACAAGGTTCTCGTTACCGTCGGTGGTTGTGGATCCGGCAAGGGCTACACACTCAAGAACACGGAACTCGGCAAGAACCTCACAGCCGAAGCGAAAGCGGTTTGGGATAGTGCTGGCGACCAAAACGCGACCGAGAATCCTTGGATCCAAGAGGAAGCAGAGAAGCGAGGATTGCAGGTCACTTATGCTTACGTTTCAGGCGATCCAAAGGTATCTTGGGCGGATCCAGGTCGAGGAGTCGTGAAACGAGCGCATGACAATTCAGACGGTCGAATGGTGGATGCTGCCGTTTTTGCAGACAGCTATGTTCTCGGTGCAAAGAACCATCATGCGTTCCACCAGAAGAACAAAGATAATCCGAACGCGAAATTCCTGTTCTTTTCTGCAAAGGATCAAAGCGTTCTACCTGGTGTCCCCGAAGAATCTCTGAAAATGGACCGGAAATCGCTGTACCATTGGGCAATGGGTTCGATTCAAGGTCGAACTGACGTATCGCCTTCCGTTATGCGCGGGGCAACAAGCGGGGCGAGAATCTGGAACGAGGAACTATCAGGAGTCTAAAAGCAAATGGCACTCACCAAAGAAGCAATCGATGCAGGGATCAATGCCGACGAAGATGAAAAGTGCGCCCACTTGCAAGAGCTTGGGCGACTCGCCGCGGAAGCTGGATACCAGGTCGGAGGCAACGCAAAGCTGCCCGAACTGAATCCCGACGGTTCCTACGCGGATCCATCCGACGATATGCCGGACGAAGAGACGGACGGCAAGAAAGTCTCTAAGGAATAACACCCTTTATTCATTAGGAGAATACAAACGAAAAAACCCCTGAGCTAAACGGGAATAAAGCTCAGGGGTTCGCGGGTTGATGGCGGGTTGGCTCATCGAAGGCAATTCTAACAACCCAAACCCGCAGAGGCAAGCCGATGCTCGCAGCCAAACCACCCGTTGACGTCGTTCCCCCTGGTTCGACTCTTGCCCCCTGGCAACAGCGAATCCTCATCGAGAAAGATGAACTGAACGAGAAAGTAAAAAAACTCGCGGCATTTATTGCCACAGAGCCATTCGACGCCCTCCCGTCGGCGGAACAAGACCGACTCACCCGGCAATTGGACGTGATGATCCAGTACCGATCCGTTTTGACTGAGCGAATCATGGCTTGGAAATCGGATGCTCCTGAAGTCGTTGACACCCTTGGTCCTTCTGAGCTTCAGACCATTGCAGGCACAGTGTAGCCCCGGTTCTCTTTCGTCGTTTTAGGTGAAGCAATGCAGCGTCAACTCGACTCAGTTGCAGGACGATCGATCCTGGGGGCCACTGGTCTCTCAGAGGCCTTTGTACAGCAATTGGCCGCACAGGCAGGGCAAGGTGAGATCTACAGTCAAACGCAGGCGATCGAGCTTGCTCGGCGAGCTATCGCCGAGTTCGAGCCTCTCTTGGCTGAGCATCTGTCCGATGCCGTCCTGGCCGGTTGGATCACAGGCTACGACAATGTTGCATCGCAATTCCCTTCCTGGCTTCAGAGAGAATTTACGGATTCGATCCGACGAAGACCGCCGAACGATCCCCCTGAGTTCAAGTTCTTTGAAATGTTCGAACGTGAACCAAGACTCAGACTGCTAAACGTCGAAAACGCGGCCTCTCGCTTGATGGAACGCGGGATCATGACTCGGGAGGCGTTCGACGCTGCGAGCGATGCAGCGAAACGGCAAGCATTCACAATCGCGGGGGATCTCGGAGCGGAGACAATTGATCGAATGCGGTTCATGCTGAACCAGGAGCTAACGCAGGGTCCAAGCCTTGGGGGATTCAAGGAGCGGGTGGAAGACATCCTCGGAACAAGTCCAATTGGACCATCGCACCTCGAAAACGTCTACCGAACCAACTTGCAGGCCGCATACCGCGATGGAAGGGAAACTCTTCGAAGCGATCCGGTTGTTGCTGCGACATTCCCCTATCAAGCCTACTTCGCGGTCCATGACGCTCGGGCAAGGAAGGAACATAGGCTACTTGAGACACTTGGTATCAACGGGACCAACGTCTACAGGTCCGACGATCCGGTCCTAGACTTCATCACCCCTCCTATTTCTTGGAACTGCCGTTGTTCGATCATCCTCTACACGCTCGAAAAGGCGGCTCAAGCGGGAGTGGTTGAGGCTCAAGAGTGGCTGCGCACTGGTCGGGCACCAATCAATCCTGAATATCGATTTGCGATTGTCTCGCAAAAGGTCCAATTTGAGCCAGGCTTCGGGCACCGGGGCAATCCAGGGATCATAGTCATGAGTGCGGCTACCGCTCCTCGATCTTGTGGCTGTTGCTAAGGAGCGATTGAATGCCGGAAGTCCAACGAACCTGGATTCTGAACGATCTAATCAACCCGCTTTCGCCCGATAGTTTCATTGATGAATCGATCGAAGAAGGTTTGCCGACCGAATGGCATGGGCTTGCGAACGGCCTGACGGTACCGAGGGGCAGGCGATGGGGCGAAGCGCATTTTCTGATTGGTGCCGATAAACTTGCATCGCTGCAAAACGGTGAATTCTCAATCAAGTGCTTTTCGACCGAAGTGGCTGCAAACGGCAAGCAGATTAAGACCACAACAGAGTGGCCGGGCTGGTATCTCGAAAGCTACACAGCCGTCACCAAGCAAGCGAACCCGGCGTATTGGGTGAAGCTCGCCGACTCACGATGGCTCCTTGACAAGTCAGCCGTATCAGCCGATCGGTATAACCTCCGCACAACATCGAGCACCTTTGTAACGGCGACAACCAACGCAGGTACCCCTTGGACCTGGCAGCAAGTGCTAGGGCTCCTTTGGGCGAAACTACCAGCCGGGATTGCTGGATCCTGTCCGACTCTTCCATACACTCCAAGCTCCACCCCTGAGAATCTTTGGTTCGACGGGATTGGATGTTGGCGAGCAATCAACCAGGTGCTAACGGCGATCGCTTGTGTTCTTGTTCGGGATCCGTTCACAGGTGTCTTTACGTTTGCTCGTTTGAGCGTTGATCAAGCGGGACTATCTGGTCAATTGGCCCGCTTGCCCTTGCTGTTTGACGCTCGACCGGGAGCGACCAACTACGCTCTCCCTGAAAACGTAGTTGCTATCTTCGATGAGCTTCCCGTGATGGGTCCGACGGCATACACCCCATTTCACGCCAAACCATTCGCGGAAGTGGTGTCGATCGGTGGTCAGCAAGGCAAGTACGAAATCTGCGATACGAAGTTCCACTACACTGGGAACGAAGCAGCGATTACCACAAGAGCAGCCGAAGTTGCAGCCGCGATTCGCTGGCTACTGGATCCAAAGTACGAGCCATTCGCATCCACCTACGCAGGATGCCGCGAGATCGCCCCCGGTTCGCGTTTAACTTCGGTGCGATGGGTAAGCGACGGGACACGCGGATTTGAGACGATGGCGTTCTACGAGCCCGAAGAGATCGATTGGCCGAAGCTCCCTTGGTACGACGAGATCCCCGAAGAGATCATACCGGGCGATGCTCCGAGAGTGGTTCGCTTCGTTCTCACTTCCGACCTGGCGTACACAGCCGACGCAACAGCGACGGCAACCGTCACAGCCACCAACGATGGATCTTCGACGGGTGGAACAATCACCGTCATTGCGAACTGGGCGATACGAGGAAAAACGGGGGCGATTGGGACCGCATTTCGCACCAATGGCGGCGATTACTGGATCATCGATATAGCTTTGCCCCAAGTGGTAACTGGTACGCTCAATGCGGATCCTACGAGCGCACACCAGGCATCAATCGCAATCACTATCGATGAGGAATGGGACCATGCGTTCTCTTCTGATCCCTTGACGGTTTACAATCCGAACGGGCTCCTTTACGGGGCTTGGTCCGGTTCAGAGTGCACAGCGAAGTTTAACCCGGTCGCCAATCGTTACGAGTTGATCGCGGTGCAGAAGTTCGCGACTCGAATTCGCGGAACATTTCTATCTCTGTCAGCGAGCGATACTTGCACACCTCCAAAGATTGCCTTATTGACTGGTATCGACGCTCCGTTGCCTCCAGCACTTGGATCCACCATTGATTTCACGAATCCAACAGGCTGGTTTATCCAAACAGGGCAGAATTGCGTCGTAGAACTAAATCATGCAACGCTCGAATGGGAGGTATGTGGAACAGAGACGCCAGCGTTCGTAACAGATGTCTACCTCGACGGCTTGGTTCTTAAACAACGCAGACCAACGGGCGCATTCGCTGTTAACAACGACTGCACGACTCCAAGCGAAATCCTTACAGGCACAAATGAGTGCCCGACACCACCATGAGTTGGGTATTCCGTGGCGGTCAACTACTATTCGTAGGTTCGAGCCCAGTTCATAACGAAAACTGTTGCTGCGACAACGTATGCCCATGCTGTTATCACTCAATCACGATTTCTCGGGACGCTGGAGACTCCTTGGCTGTTCGTCACTCAAACGCATTCTGTACGATTGGTGCTGACACAACGATGGCTGCACCCCAATGCGGCAATGAGACGTTCATGCTGACACCAGGAACGGAGGATGGATGCACATGCTATGCGACTTACTCTAGCGACATCGACTATTACGACACAGACCCGTGCTTGCAACAGTTCTATACAGAATCAGCGTTGGACCAAGTTTGCAATTACAATCCACCTGGACCCGGGACGGGGCAAGAGATCCACATAGGGACGATGAGCTTTAGGGAAGTGCTCACTGTGACATTGTGCTACGATCCATGCGGGACCGTCTCAGTATCGATTAACCATAAAGTTTACTGTGAATTTGGTGTCTACATCTTTGACACTCCGCCGGTGATGAGCGGACCTGTTACTCACACCTGGGTTCCCGTTTCAACAGAATTGGTATTAGACTCGACGTGGACATGGACTGACGTCACGTGTCCGAATTGCGAAAGTCTTGCTGACTTGGGAACGCCAACATCAGAAACACTAGCAGGTGACTACACAAAGACTTGGGGAACTGGTTTCATCAACTGCGGTGGTTCAAGTTCGTTTACTGTAACGATTCCTGGTGCATGTACGGCAATTGGATTGATTTTGTTTGGCGGTGGGACGCCATGTGACTGTGGAGATCCTCCAGCATCACCAGAAGGTTACTTTGCTGATGGTTATTTTGCAGATGGATATTTTTCCAGTGGCTA